GAGATTAAGAAGGACTATGAACATGCTCTAGTTGGCGTAACGCAGGCAACTGTTGTTGGTTCAGCTTCAGCGGCACGTAAGATGACTTCCTTCCTAAATCAGATTTCTACAACTTTAGATGCAGGAAGTAATTCTACAGACGCGCTTACAGAGGCCAAGTTACTGGCGGCTGGTCAAACTTGCTACACAAACGGCTCAGACGTAAATACTTTTATGATAAAGCCCGCCGATGCAACTATTGTCGCTGGTTTCTCAGCGGCATCTGGTCGTAACCGCGAGATCTCACAAGGTAAGACATTGGTCAATGCGATTGATCTGTACGTGTCTCCGTTTGGCGAATACAGAGTTGTGCTTAACCGCCAGCTAAAATCAACACACGCTCTATTGATTGATCCGTCAATGTTCAAAACTTGTACTTTGCGTCCATTTACACGCACATTATTAAGTAAGAACGGTGACTCAGATCGTCACCACATCGTTGGTGAAGTATCATGTAAGCACACTAACTTTGCTGACTCAATTGCAATCACAGGATTGTCATAAGTCATCATCACTGAACTAATAGACTTAGGTCTATAGTAACTGGCCCACCCATCGCACACACAGGTTTTGCTCTCCTTACTTTGTGTGCCTTGGGTGGGCCTTTTTCATTTCTAAGGTAGCAAAACAAATGACTTTACTCATTAAACCACAGCCCACCCTCATCCAGTCTGAAAGCACTTTCACCAGTGAACATGGCGGGACAACTCATAAACACACACAGCATATCTCACAGTCATTCTTAGACGATCTGAAAGACGCTCGAAACGATAGTGGTTCGAAGCCTACAGGTGACATGATGCGAGTGGCCTCCATACCAACAGCAGTTGTTGAGAAGTGGATGCGCGAAGGCTTCAATCTATGGGAAGCTGATGGCAAAGAAATAGTTAGGAAACTTAAAGCTGAACACTTGGATATGTTCTTAGCTACTGAAAAGAGGATTTAAAAGAGATGTCGAAAAATGGACTATACGCAAACATCCACAGGAAAAGAGCATCAGGCAAGCCCATGAAAGCAAAAGGCACAAAGGGCGCGCCCACTGACCAAGCTTTCAAGCAAGCGGCAAAGACAGCCAAGAAAAGAAAGACATAAGAAATGAACAAAGGTCAAATCAGAGCGCACTTTATTGCTCTACTAAACAGAAGTGACTGCACGAATGCTTTGGCTGATACCTTTATTGATCAGGCGAACACTCGTATAAAGCGAACACTGCGCATCCCATCAATGGAAAAGCAGTATGCACTAACGGTTTCAAGTGCATCAGGGGTCGCATCCTTTGTCATACCCGCAGACTTATTGGAAATCATTGAGCTGTACTATGACGGAACGACGATGGTCAGGATACCGCTCCACGAGATGATTGCATACCAAAAGACTGGTGAAGTCGGGACACCTCAGTTCTTCTGCCGTGAGGGTGGTTCTATCAAGATATTCCCAAAGCCAGTCAGCGGAATTGTCTACCTAAACTACTACGCAGACCTTGCCGACCTAGCAACAGACAGCGCCGAAAACACACTAACTGTAATAGCTTCAGACCTACTGACTTATACAGCGCTGGGCTATGCGGCTGACTACTTCTTAGATGAACGAGGTCAAGTGTTTGATGGCAAAGCTGGACAGTTCTTAGCTGAGATACAAGAGCATGCTAACACGGCTGAACAGTCAGGTGTTAACCAGGTTATGCGGCCCACACAACGATACGAGGATTAAATCAAATGGCATCTAAGTCAAGTTTCTACAGCGGCTCTGCCGTAACCCCAACGCAGGCAGACGCTATCGAAGCTAGTGTCAGTAACGCCGCAACATCTGCATCAGCCGCATCAACTTCAGGAACTAACGCCGCCAACTCTGCCACTGCATCTGAAGTTTCAAAAGATGCTTCTGTAGTAGCTAAGAACGCATCTGTTACCGCTAAGAACTCTTCTGAGACTGCGGCAAGCAATTCGTCTTCTAGTGCATCTACAGCTACTACAAGAGCAAATACGGCTACAGCAAAGGCAGACATTGCAACTGCTAAAGCTACCATAGCTACAGACAAGGCGGCGATTGCTACAACAAAAGCTAGTGATTCAGCAACATCTGCAACGGCATCAGCTTCTAGTGCTTCAGCTTCACAAACTTCTAGGGTTGCTTCCGAAGCCGCACTTGATTCATTTACTGATATTTACCTTGGAAGCAAAAGCAGTGCACCTTCAACTGATAACGATGGTAACTCTTTAGCAACTGGGGCAATCTATTGGAACAGTGGTAATAACCAACTTTATATTTGGAATGGTTCTGCATTTGTATCGGCTGTATTTACTGCAAGTGGCGCAGTTGCATCTTTTAACAGTAGAACTGGGACAGTAACATTAAGCAGTACAGATGTAACAAACGCATCTGGTTTACTTCGTACTGGCGGAGCAATGACAGGTGCCATTACAACGAATAGTACGTTTGATGGACGCGATGTTGCCGCTGACGGAGTATTGGCTACCAATGCTTTACCAAAAGCTGGCGGAGCAATGACAGGTGCTATCACAACTAATAGTACGTTTGATGGGCGAGATGTAGCTACTGATGGTTCTAAGTTAGATAGTATTGAAGCATCCGCTACCGCAGACCAAACTAAAGCTGATATACAAGGTCTTGGTATTGATGTTCCAGCAACTAATCTTACAGGTACAATAGCGGCGGCTCGCTTATCCACAGCAACCACACAAGCTGAAAGTGATGATAGCACTAAAATAGCTACAACAGCTTATGTAGTAGATAAGATTACGACCCTTATAGGTGGCGCACCAAGCACACTAAATGATTTGAATGAGTTAGCTGCGGCTATCAATGATGATGCCAGCTATAACTCTACCCTCACAACAGCATTGGCTACTAAGCTACCTCTATCGGGTGGTACTATGACAGGCAATATTTCACACGGCGGCAATTTTACGCTAGACGTTGCAGGAGATATTACCCTTGATGCTGATGGTGCGGAAGTATTCTTCGCAGATGGTGGCACAAACTATGGTAAGACCATGAAAAGTGGTAACGACTTTAGACTTAAAAGCGAAATATCAGATGGTGACTTCGTAGTCCAAGGAGTAGACAATGGCTCAATTATAACAGCCCTAACCCTAGATATGTCTGACGCTGGTACTGCTATCTTTAACCAAAAAGTAGTAGCTAAATCATCATCAAGTGGTGATTACGTTAGAATGTATGCTGGTTCTGGAACAGGCAAGTGGGACATTTATGGCAGTGGTGCAAACCTCCGCTTTGGTGATAATGACAGTGCTGGTTTTGTGCAGTTTGATACTAAAGTAGGTATTGGCACGAGTTCGCCTAGTTCGCCTTTGCATGTTTCATCAAGCAATGTTGATGTTGTTAGAATTAGCGGTTCAACAAGAAGTCTATACTTTAAGCCAGACAGCGCTGGAGTAATGCTTGGTACAGGCGCTAATCAAGCTGGAAATGGCATTTACTTTAGCGAAGCCTCTAATCTTCTTTATTTACAAACAAACAGCACAGAACGTATGCGCATCGACACGTCGGGCAACGTGTTGGTGGGTACTGCTACATCAAGAGCAGGTTCAAAGATTGTCGTTGATGGTGGAGCCGCAGATACCTTTATTCACTTAGACTCAGATTCATTTAACGGAACTTACGAATCAGGAATTAGGTTTTCTTCCAATACCATTTCAGGTACAAATTATTACCAAGGAGAGATTTCGTTCAAGGGTAATAACAACTACTCAGGAGACTTAACTTTTTCCACAGCAGGGGGTGGGACAACCAACGCCCCCACAGAACGTATGCGCATCAACTCGGATGGCAAAGTGCTTATAAATACTACTTCAACAATCGCCGCCGCTCCATCAGCTATGTTTCAGGTTTATAACCCAACAAGTGTTGCAGGTGTTTTTCAAACCGACAATGCTGGTACTCAAGTAATAGGGGCTTGGAATAAAGGTAATGCTGGAACTAGATATTTGATGTGGTTTGAATCAAATAGCGCTAGAAACAGCGTTGGAAATATATCAACCAATGGTACATCAACATCCTACAACACCTCATCAGATTACAGACTTAAAGAAAACGTAGTAGACCTAACAGGTGCATCTGCAAGGCTTAACCAACTAGATGTGAAACGATTTAACTGGATAACTGATGATACTAATACACTCGTAGATGGCTTCTTAGCTCACGAAGTTGCAACAGTAGTACCAGAAGCAGTTACAGGCACTAAAGATGCTATGAAGGAAGAAGAGTACGAAGTTACAGCGGCTGTTGAAGAAGTTACAGATGATGATGGTAACGTCACAACTGAAGCGGCTGATGCAGTCATGGGTACTCGAAATGTCCCTAACTACCAAAGTATCGACCAAAGCAAGCTAGTGCCATTACTTACAGCGGCACTGCAAGAAGCATTAGCTAAGATTGATTCAATGGAAACACGACTAACAGCATTAGAAGGCTAACATTATGTCTGATGATACAAACTGGCACTTATCAAAAGGGGTGCCTATTACATTTATACTTGCGATAGGAATGCAGACGTTATCGTTCGTGTGGTTCTTATCAAACTTAAACTCAGACATCCAACAAAACGCTAGAGAGATTGTTAGGCACGAAAGTCGCATTATA